CCCCGGGTGGGGTGCTCTGAAGGCATATAGATGGCCGACATGCTATGCGGAGGGTGTCCTGGACCCGAATGGGCTAACAACCCAGATGGGTCCCGTCCTTGAGATCGAAAGGTCTCCGGGGCGTAAGGTGGCGAAATTCCACCATGGATGACACCGGCGCTTAGCGCGGTGTCGTCCGTCAGGGCTGTCCTCTGCTTAAGCAGTGGCGGTGCCTATGAGGTCTTGATCGTCGGTTACGTTAACCGCATTCAAGACCTTTGCCTTCCCTGCAAAGACGCAGGCTACGGTGCTCTGGTGGGGCTTTGTCACCCCCCTCAGAGTGTCGTCGCAGAAGTATGGTGACGGAGGGCACACCCGTGTCCAACTCACCACACAAAACCATCGGCCAGATACTCTGCTTGCCAACGTTCAACGGCGGCCTCCCTCGCGAAAGCGAATTGGGCAGGCTCCTGTTCCGTCGGTATCTGCAGATTATCTCGGGCCCGATGGAGTCCTCGGCAGCGCACCTTCAACAGCTGACGCGGCTCCTCCACGCGATCCCTCGGGTAGAGGGTGGACGTGTGAGGAGACGCCTCAGGCTGCGAAAGCGCGACCGGAGGATTCTGCGTTCCCTGTCCAACTGGCGTGAGCATGATGGCTCATACCAGTGGACGGGCGACCCGACAAGTCGCCCTAGTGGGACGGCTCCCAGCTCGCAAGAGCTGGGAGCCGAAGGTGTATCTCGCCGGAAGTCCCGTGTTAACCAGACATTTAGGCTGGCTAACACGTCCCTCGACTCGACGTCGCGCTATAGGTATTGGGTTAGAACTAACGCTAACCCAAATCCTACCTATGTCGCGGACGAAAGAGAGGAATGGATCGAGTATGAAACCGGTCCAGGACGCCCGTTCAGACCCTTACGGGGTGTGAACGAGTATGGCAGATTCCCAACTAGCTGCGGGACACTATCGACGCTAACCATCGGGTACGACCCCCTTCCGGGGAAGTTCCCAAGCGCTGGTGGTTATTACCAAGGGCTTCCACAGCCCAAGGTATTTAACACAGCGTTTCGTGGCTACATCGACAGACCCGCGTCAGCGGAGCTGATTGTTCCGTCGACAACGGACATCAACCTGGCACGTCTGGACGCAGAAGCGTCCATGTACGCAGGGACACCAAAGGTAAGGCCGAACTTCCTTCGAGCTCTACTAGAGCTGAAGGACCTCGACGCCACGGCGCGTGGGTTGGCGGACCTCTTTAAATGGGGTCGTACCTTCCTACGTCGGATGACCAGACGAAATGTCTGGGAACGTCTCGGAGGAGGCTGGAGGCCGTATCTGATCACAGGCCGCGAAACTATCGCGGCAGTGAGCAGTGCGTATCTCAACGCCAACTTCGGGATCATCCCCACAGTTAGTGACGTGATGACCTTCCTCGATACTCTGAAGGCGGGCTTAAAGCTCACCACAGAAGACCGAGGACGCGCCCTCCAAGATGAAGGCGCTGTCATCACTGCTCACTATACTGTGCAGCCTCGGGACCTTAAAGCTCGCCTCGGTAAAACATACCGTTTGGCAGAGTGGGTCTCGACACCTCAGGTGACCTGGTACAATTCAGATTCGGCCAAGAAGCGGGCCACGTCCACAGTTGCCATCTCGCCCTCCAGCCTAACATCGGCTGCGAGGAACGTGAAGGCCATAGCTGCCACGGTTATCCGTGGCACTGTGTTTGCGCGCATGAAGCCCACTGATAGTCTCAGTGAGTACATGCGACAAAACTTCGGACGGGTCGGCTACACTTGGTCGTACCCAGGTATAACCACGGCGTGGGAGTTGCTCCCCTGGTCCTGGCTTGTGGACTGGTTCGCCGACGTGCGCCGAAAGGTTCGGGTAGCCGAAAGGCTTGCCCGTTCCTATTGGATGCGCGTCGCGTTCCAGGAACCATGGTTCTTCGAGAAATCGGAGAAACGATGGTATCAGCCGCAGTTCCAGTACCAATGTTGTGCACTGAGTGGGCCACAACGGGCCTACTTTCCCGGGTACGGTAGCCCCATGAGAGCCAACGTGACGATGAGACAGAGATGGACATACACCTATTCGGGTGATGTGTACACGTCTGAATCATTCTCACGTGGCCCCCTCAGGGACCGTCCGGCAGTGCCGCCAACACGCGCCAGGGTGCAAGTCAAGGTCTTCCAGATATCAACTGGTATGGCCTTGCTTGCACAGTCCGCGTCGAGCGGCAGGTGACCTAGCTAGAACGTCGAAGCCCTCCTGATCCGTGGCCACTAGATGTGGCCCAACGGGTAGCGGGGTTAGATTACTAGCAAAGTCTCCTGACTCCTACTATAAGGAGGAATGCCATCCGTGCGAGTGCACTGATGTGAAGCGACCGCCCCCAGAAGGGGCATCTGGCGCATCGAGAGATGCGTCTAACCAAGAAAGAAACACAAACCATGAGCCTCACAGTTCATGTTTCCTCCGGCGGCACTGCTGCCGCCGCGGGTACCGATACGGCGCTGGCGTTTCGCAAATGCGAAGACGGCAGCATCTACGTCGCGGGACTGGGCACCTTTGCCCCGTTCTATACCGGCGCGGTGAACCTTCCCGGTTCGGCCGTCGCGTATATCACGGCTTCATCCGAAAGGGTGAAGTCTGGTACGACGCGCGTGCTGCTCCGGGTTCGTGTCTCCGTGCCGATTACGAACACGAATGCGAGCGGGAATTACACCGTCCAGAACCAGGAGATCACTCTCCATACGGTTCTGGCGATGCCCGCCGCCTTCGTCAACGCCCTCCGTGGTGGTTATGCCATCGCGGATGCGAGCGTTGCGTCCCCCGTGGATGCCGCTAAGAGCGCGATCGCGGCGGCCGTGGCGCTGATGGTCTCGATTCTCACGAATCAGACCATCGACGTCGCTGGCCTCGCGTCCGAGCTCTCCACATCCCCGCTCTATCTCGGAGCGTTGGGTGTGTGTCCTCTCAATGAGGACGCCGGCACCTACGGTACCACCTGGCTCAGGCCCCCCGTCGCTTCGTAGGAGGGCTGACCAATGACCAGGAATACGTACTGGGGAGGTTTGACCTCCCTTGAGAAGCTTCGTGAGTTGCTTCTCCACGTAGTCGAAGTCACGTACTGGGCAGCGGCCGAGGTATTCAACCCTCGTGCTTGCCTGGCCTTGCGCCGCGAAGCGCTCGGACAGGTGCTAGCTGTCGAAGGTGGCAGTCGTTCCATAAAGGAGCATGCAGACTCGGTCGTTCGCCAAGCACAGGCAAACGCCCTAGCCCCAGACTACTTCCCTGTCGCATGGAATATGCGGCAGTTAGTGAAGAAGTTTGAGTACGGCTGTTCGATGAGTCAGGAGGCGGCAAAGGCCGACTTCCTGGCTCGCAATAAGGATCTGGAGAAAACATCTCCTCTCCCTTACGAGCTCCGTGCATGCATGCGAGCCTTGCTAAAGCAAGCTCTACCCGAGCCTCCCGCCGAGGGATGCTCGAAGTGGCTTAGCGATGGCAGGTTCGGCCCTGGTGCTGTTCTCGAAGGTGGCGCCACACTCCAACGGAAGTTGGAGCATTGCGTCTCTTTCGAGAACACCCATGGCTTCCCTATTTGGGACGATAGGGCGCCCTCGGTTTGTCCCGAGGTAGCCCGCCTGCAAGCTGTACCAAAAGACCTGAACCGGCTTCGTACCATTACGGTCGAAAGCATTGGTCGGGCCTGGGCACAGCAGGCAGTACGCACAACCATCCTCCGCTCGGTTCATTTGGGGGCCCTTCGGGGCTCCATCATGGACCAAACTCTTAGCGATCGGAATCGCTTGGAGAGTGGGGTTGATGTTTGGGGGCGCGGCTTGAAAAGAGCCGAGCCACGGCAGAAGATCCGGTGCAGACTTGGGGCCATAAACGGCTCCCTGTCGACACTGGATCTGTCGAACGCGAGTGACACTATGCGGTACGACGACGTAATGTCTGTCTTTCCAGCATGGCTCACTCCACTCCTAGATGAAGTTCGGTCACCCTACGTGGAGGTCGAAGGTCGCACCCACCGGCTAAACATGTATGCCGGTATGGGGAACGCCACGACTTTTCCTGTAGAGACCCTCTTCTTCTGGGCTCTGTTCACCGGTGTCGCCAACATCGTACACGGCCGTTTCTGCACTGCCCTTGGGCGTACAACGCCCTCGGTCAGATGTGGAGACGTTACCGTCTACGGTGACGACATCGTCTGTCGCACTCGCGACCTGGCTGCAAACCCGTGGGCACTGTCGTACGTCAAACAGACGTCGATAGTGATCAACGGCGACAAGTCAGGTTGCTCTCTAGGGCCTGGGTTTAGAGAGGCGTGCGGCGAGGTGTCTTATCACCACGTCAGCATGCCCTCTACGTCCAGGCTCTATGGGGCAGAGAACACTCGGATTGGGGCGGCTCGCTACTGCGATTTTGCATCGCGGATGCTTGACTCCCCTATACCCGAGTTGTCACTGCTGGGTTTCGCGCTCTGTACATGGGAGGGGGCCCCTAAGGCCCCCTACTGTGTACTAGATGAGCCGGACAGCGCTTGCCTGGCCTATCGTGTACCCTCTCACGAGAGTGCACTGACGGTCATGCTCGACGCATGTTTCGACTACGCGAACGCGCCCAAGTCCCGCTGGAACTCTCGGTTTCAACGCCAAGAGGTTCAGCTGGATACGGTCGCTGCTTACGAACGCGATTACCGGCTCCAACCGGCGCGCGTGAGTGAGCATGGGGGCGACCAGGCATGGTACGAATACCAGCTTGGTCTCCTCTCCAGCAGGGCCCAATGCGTCGTAGCCGAAAGCGGTCCGAGTGCCAAAGGCACCGCGTACCGTCAGCTACGTTGCCCCGTACCTCATCATAATCGGATGAGGCGCAGGTGGGTCCCTGGGAGTTGCTCTCCCAGATACAAGTTCCTCTAATGGAGGAACCGTCACCTCAGACGCTAACAGGTGGAGTAGGAAG